GGGGAAATAAGATCATCCTCTCTTGATTTAGCAAAAGCTAAGAATAAACCACATAGTATTATATCAAAAATTATTGAAAACATTCCGTCTAAAAATAAGACTAATGATTTTAAAGTTATTAATTATCATACTGGCTCTGGCATGAGTAAAATATTTTATTTAATAACTGAAAAAGGCATGATGGATTTGTCACGAAGAATATAACCTAAATGAAATAATTAATGTGCACAATCATAACACCAATGATATGAAAATCTTCTTCAATGGTTTTATATTGGGGGTTGAGTGGGACTAATATGTCGTTTCCGCCTTCAGTGATTAGCTGTCTAAAAACTGCCTCTTTGGCAGCACTTTTAATGGCCACTACATAATCGCCCTCTTTGTGGTTTTGGTCGGGGTCTATAACTATATAACTGCCCTCAGTGAAGGCCATATTTTTTCCAATCATGGAGTCGCCCTTTATACGTAAAGAAAATATATTTTTATTTTTTCTTTCAGGACAAGGGGATGCTATAGTTTTACCAGAAAAGTTAATAGCATCCTCACTTTCGATTGACCATTGAATGGCTTGCTTCCACTCAATAACGGGCACGCGGCCATGTGGTATTTTTTTGTATAAATCCGACATTGCTTCAAATGGATCATTACCCTCGCCAAATTGAAGCCATCCTGCTTTGACTTGAAGAGCCTTTGAAAATTTCATTATATGATTGCTGCTTTTTGATTCGCCGCTTTCAAGTTCTTGGACAGTTTGTTGAGAAATACCAACAAGCGCAGCCAGCTCTTTTTGAGTTAGATTTCTTTCTCGCCTAGCTTTTCTTAGTCTTTTGGCTAATGTCATAGATAAAAAATTTACAGTCTTTGCCTGTATATATCAAACAGGGAACGCCTATTGACTAATACAGGTATGGCCTGTATTATTTTTCTCATGCCAAATGCCATTAAAAAGGTAATACAAATTATCGGATCGCAGACAGCTCTTGCTCGCAAATGTGGAGTGAGACAGCAGAGCGTTGGTGAATGGGTGGAAAAAGGAAAAATTCCTCCCAGGCGAGTTTTAAAGGTTTGGAGATTAGTTAAAGGAAAAGTTCCGTTATGGGAATTGAATTCTGACATTTATGACCGCGAGTTTAAATAATAACTAAAAAAATTTTCCCAAAAGTAACACTCCTAATCAATCCTAAAAATTAGTAGAGATTAGGGGGTGGAAAAAAATAATAGGGGTTCTTGCTTGAGAGATCCAAAAATTAAGTATGAGGACGAGTGGGATGCGCAGCGTAGCATTGTAGAGGAGAGCGATAAAACTTACAAAAAGGCTGCATATCATCTTTACCCTGAATTAAAACCAGATACTGGTTACGCAAAATTAAAAGCATGCGTGAATCAGGAGAAAGATGGGAATCTTACATTCGGCCGAATTATCGAGATAAGTAAGTTTTGTAATCGTGCTGATGCACTATTTTTTATGTGTGATGAATTAGGTTATGAGCGTCCAATAAAAAAGAAAACTGAAGATGAAGAAAAGCTTTTAGTCGATAGGTACTTAAAAGCTAAAGAAGAAATGGAAAGAGCTTCGCAGGAAATGTATAGAGCGTCAGAAGAATATACAAATAAATTTTATAAAAATAAGTAATAGTTTTATGGCTAAACGACCTTACATGCCGCTTTATTATAGCGATCTTCGAAGCAATGCAAATTGGAGACGTAGCTCGTGGGAAGCAAAAGGCGTTTGGACCGAAGTAATGGGTTTAATGCATGATTCCGATGAATATGGAATTCTAAGATGGCCACTTAAAGACATTGCGGAAGCAATAGGCGCGCCAATAAAAATCTTGAAAGAATTAATAAATAAGGGCGTCTTAAAAGGAGTCGATACCTTAGTAGAAAAGGTATCCTTTTCTACATCCATCTCTCAAAAGAACTCTTCTCCAGTCGAAGTAAATTTAATTGAAAATCAGGTCGGACCTTTGTGGTTTTCTTCACGCATGGTGCGTGATGAATATGTTCGACAAAAAAAGGCTGTTCATGGTTCTAAATCCGCGAAGAATAACGCTGTACCAAGAAAAAAAATAAAAGAAGAGGAGTCCGAAGAAGAAAAGAAAAGGATACCATCTCTTTCTACTTCATTATCATTATCATTATCAGATATAAATAATAAGATCTCTAACACACCACACCACAGTGATCCTAGAGAGAAAAAATCTGGAATTAATTTTGAAAAATCATCCGAGCAACTTGCGGAAGAGGCGTTGCGAGAACAAACAATTTTCACATCGTACCGACAAATTTTGAGTGATGTTGGTTTTCGTCCAGAGCAAATTTTAAAAACTGAGACAACCGCGATGATTACAGCTTGGATCAATGCGGGGGTAGGTGAAGATATTGCTCGCACCGAGATCGTTGCGCTGAACACAAAATTAGGGGGTTTACCAGGCGGTCCCAAGTATTACTTCGAACAAGTTTTACGAGCAAAGAAAAATTCTGACGAAATGAAATTAAAAGCAGAGGAAATAAAAAATGCAACACCGAACGGAAAGATCAGTGGGTCAGGTCATAGATTCACTACGCCAGCAGAACGAGCTCACATCGAAAATGCTGAGCTCAGAAAAAAATATGAAGCCGAGGCTAAGCTCGAAGAGGAGGCTGCTAATTCTGAAAATATTTGAAGAGCTTGGTCAAATGTTCGGTAATAGTTTTAATAACAGATTTCCTCAGAGCAAACGTGAGGCCGCAATTGAAAGTTGGGGTGCATTTTTAAATGACATTACAGATGAGCAAATAAATCATGCGCTTTATGTAGAGCTTAAAAGTTGGATTAAAGATTCTGCGCCAACATTGCCTCAATTTAGACAAATGTGTATGAGAATATCAGCTAATGCAGGTGTATCGCAGTCACAACCTGATACTAGCAAAACGTATTTGGATCAACTCCATGAAGTAATTAATTTAATTGAAAAATGGCTGTACCCCAATCTTAATCGCAAAAAAATTACAAACAGCGCTGAAGCTTTCGCATGGGCAAAGTCGCATGAGTACAAACACATTTGTGCAAAACTTGATGAATTAATTAATGCTGCGCCAAGCTCACAGGGTTTTCCTGAAAAAAATTCAATTTTTTTACAACGTTATCCAGAGGGCCTGAAAATAATATGCGAAGTGAAGAAAATTGTTAATGAAGAATTGGCATTGGAGAACAACTAGTCATGAGCGAAAAAGATAATAAAATACAACGCCTAAAGATTTTTTTATCTTGGATTTATGGGTATATCCAAGCATCAATTCGAGACATTGAGGAGAAACCTAAATGGGCTACTAATGTTATGAAAGCAATAAATTACGAGTTAAAAGAACAAGATAATGATGATTAACTAAGGGGAAATTATGTCAGATATTTTTGATACGAATAAAATTGATGACCTGCCAGATGATTTTAAACAAGAGGTTAATGTTCTAAACATTAGGCAGGAAACAAAAATGTTACTAAAGCTTTTTGAACAAAAAAGACAATTATCAATCAGTGAAATTTTGGTAAGTCTTTTTAGGTCTTGCAACTTACGAAAAAAACGTACTTGGGTTAGCTCCACTCTCTACAACTTGGCGCGTCGTAATATTGTTAAAAAGCTGGATGGCAAGAGAGGAATTTATGAAAAAATCGATTGAAGATCTAAGCCCAGAAGAATTTCAAAAATATCTTTTGGATTTTTTTAAAAAGATAGTTTTAGATAATTTTCATAACGTCAAGCCTGAAACTAAATTAAAAGTCGGTAAATTTTATAGATTGGAAAATGGAATGAAGGCGATATTTTCATATGAAGGTGAATTTAATTTCTCTGGGGTTGTAGTTGGCCTAATTGGTGATTTTATTTGGCGTAAAGATGGAAAACAACATGATTCTAGACCTGGCTATGACGTCGTCGGCGAGTGGGAGGATTAATGAATAACCTTAATTATTTTCAAAGAGTTCTCTGCAATAAACCGCTTGATGAACTTATTCAAGATTTATTTAAGACAAGATCTAAGGGCGATCTTAACAAGATAAGCGCTTTTATTATGATTAATGAAAAAACTAAGGGTGAAATCTTGGAAATTCTAAATGAGGCTGATGATGAAAAAGATACTTCAGAAAGTTAAATGTTTTTTTGGTCTTCATAAGTATTATTTTAATCCTCGAGAATCGTTGGCACTTTCATTTATTCTCTCGGGAAAGGATATAGAAGCTACAGTTTGCATCTGCAAGTTTTGCTCGAAGAAGAAAATATTAACAGAAAAATATAAAGGCGATATTTAATCGGAGAAAACATAATGAAAAAACACAAAGTACAAATTCATCATCCTGATCATTACAACTCACTCGATGCGCAATGTTCACATTGCGGGACAAGAATAGAGTGCATTGATGTGGTTAGGAACTTTAATTTTAATTTGGGAAACGTAATTAAATACATTTGGAGGTGTGATTTAAAAAATGAGAAGTTAGATGATTTGGAGAAAGCATTATGGTATTTAAAAGACGAAGTGAACAAACTAAAAATGGAAAATAGAAAATGAAACAACAGCAAAAAATACTTGATGAAATACTCGCATTGATTGACACTTTAAAACAAGCGGAAAATGTTTCACGTGGAACTTTAAAATTTATGATCGAGTATGCGTACAATGCAGGCGTGGTACATTCAGCTTGTGAATTACAAAAAAAGTTTTTCTTTGATGATGGTGATAAAGAAGATGTCAGCTTCATAAAAGATAATTATTTAACTGAGCTAAAACAAAAAATAGATCTCTTGGAGAGCTTATGCAACACGGTGTAAATCTAAAAAAGAACCTATCAAAGTAATATCATTTGATGTTGTATGTGATTTCTAAGATGATTTAGATCTTTATTTCAGAAAACAAAATGCTAATGGTTTGTTAACTGAGCCTATATAAAACAAAATGACAGCAAAAATTAATCTTTCTGAAAAAGAAATTAAGCGCATTGAAAAACTAGCAGGCTATGGTTTGCGTGATCAAGACATTGCAGACATAATAGGTTATTCTGAAGCTTCAATAAAAAGATATTGCTCAAAAGAATTAAAACGCGGACGTTCAACAAAAATAAAAAATGTTGCAAAGACTGCTTATCGATTAGCAGTTGAAGGCAAATGTCCTGCAATGACAATGTTCTTTTTGAAAACCCAAGCGCGTTGGCGAGAGCAAGAAAAAATTGATGCGCAAGAACCCGAGAAAAAAACAAAAACTAAAGCGCAGTTAAAAACTAATGATGCAATTGAAGCATCAAAGATTTATCAGCAGATTATGTCGGAGTAAGAACATGACAACAATTGCAGTGACAATACCGGATGGTAATTTCATAGATTTAGATTCATTGCCTCAAGCTTTTGCATATTCAGGAAGTAATTTAAGTACGATTACTGTCGCATATCAAGGCAATACATATGTTCAAACATTTACATGGAGCGGGACTACTGTAACTAACATTAGTGGGTGGGTTAAACAATGAGCACTGCTTCAGATTTTTTAAAATGGTGCGCGGTCTTTGGTATTTTTGGTGGTGGTACGCCTCCTGGCCCATCTTTCTCACCAGCATTAACTAAGTGGGTGGCAACAAACGGATCAAATGGTTCTCCAGGATATCGAAATGAACCTTATGCTGATCCATCTTATGCGATGACTCAAATCAGTGGGGCTATACCTTCTGCTGCGTGGGGTATTGTAATAGCATCTGGTAGTTATTCAGTTACCAATTTAGCATTAAAGCCGTCTATTACTTTGTGGGGAGATAATTCATCGCAGCCTGTTGTTACGATTACTAACCCAATATCATTGGATACTAGCTGGAATGGCAAAGATGGCAATACTGCCGTAATTCAAAATCTTTATATTTCAAGTGCAGTTACATTAGATTTTACAGCAACTACTGCTACAAATTCTCAAATTAAAGCAGTTTCTTCGTTATTTATTGCACCGATTACATTAAGTGCAAAGACCGCAAATGCATCGAACATCGCGCAATTTTGGAATTGTTATTTTTCAAGCGCGATAAATCTTAATAGTCATTCTGGAGCTTTTTACAATTGTTCTACGATTGATAGTATTCTTGTTCAACCATCATCATCAAATGGCAATGCGAGTTTTGAATGGTATGGCGGAGTAATTAAAGGAGATGTATCTTTAACTGGAAATTCATCGAGTAATATTTCTGCTGCAATTAGAGGCACAAGGTTACAAGGCACCCTAACAATTAACGGGACGCATGTAACTCTTGAATTAGATGATGGCTCTTATCCAACAGGCGGAATAGTTTTAGCAGGCGGCGCAACAATGTCGCAAGTTACAGTTGTGCGAGCACCTCTAACTTACACGACACCAGAAAATATTTGGTATGTTGATCAATATGGCAATGATTCAACTGGGACAGGCGATATTTCACTACCCTTTGCATCGCTTAATAAGGCGATTGTTGCTGCTAAAGCAGCCGGAGCGAGTGTAACTAGTCCTGCACTTATAAAAATATCTGGTTTGATTTCTGATTCAACACCCGCATTACTTGTACCGTATATACATTTATATTTTGAGGCTAATTCGAATTATGCAAATTCAGGTAACATAGGAGTAGCATCAGACTGGACATCGGGCGGTTCATTGATTATAGCAGGCCCAGGTCAGATTAATTCCGTAATTAATTTAGATTTAGCGACAATTGGCGGTACAACTGCTTCCCAGATATATCTACTTAATACAAATATCACACAAAATATTACATTTAAGTCACGCGCAACTTTTCCGGGCGGCAGCTCACCGATTGATACGCTTTATATAAATAATTGCCGTATTAGTAATACTAATACTACGTTTAGTGGCGGAACGATTTATACAAAAGGTAATTTGACAGCTAGTAATTTTATAATAAATAACGGTAGTAGCTCTGTTAATATCGCATGGTCTGCGCAAAATGATTGGTTTGCATATACGGGCGGTGCACAAAACATACAAGCGACTAGCAGCGGATCTCCATTTAGAAGTATTGTTATAACCATGACGGGCTGTAGTCAGAAAAACGTTGGTACAACATCAGGATCCGGAAGTACCTCATGGACTTTTGACCCGATAAGCTATGCTGGAAATCCCGGTGGAACAGTAACTATTACTCAGTGGAATTTAGGAACCCCATCAGCTGGTCTATTAACAAATTGTACAGGCTTGCCATTAACGTCAGGCGTAACAGGTAATTTACCGGTTGGTAATTTAAACTCCGGAACATCTGCATCAAGCACTACATTTTGGCGGGGAGATGGAACTTGGGCAACTCCAGTAAGCGATAGTCTTTTTCCAAATGGAACGCAAACAATAAATGCATCTACTCTAAATATTGTAAATGGTACAGCATATGTTTTGGATGGCGTAGGCGTTGTTACATGTACTTTGCCATCCCCGTCTGTTGGCGAATATTTTGAACTTGATGGAATAAATGGATGGGTATTGAATATACCTACAGGTATTACCGCAATATTGGGTAATGTCACATTGATCGGAGGTGCTGGAGTAACATGGTCATCGGGAGGCGGAAGTGATACTGCGATTTTCAAGTGGATCGGAGCTAATATTTTACAAGCGGTTTCCTGTACAGGCTTGCCCTTTACGACACCAGGTGGATCAACACCACTCCCAATCATAGCCGGAACAAATATTTCTATCGCGCGCTCTGGCGCAAATATGTCAATTGCTCTAGCAAACTCTCCGACATTTGTCACGCCAGCATTGGGGACTCCTGTGTCTGGAACATTGATTAATTGTTCAGGTTTGCCGATCAGCACAGGAGTTTCTGGGCTTGGTACCGGTGTTGCGACAGCTTTAGGAAATGCTGTAACAGGATCAGGGGGAATCGTACTTGCTACATCTCCATCTCTTGTTACTCCTGCTTTGGGCACACCAACATCTGGAAATTTATCAAGTTGTACTAATTTACCAATCGGGAAAACATTTACCGCTGGAATGAATAGTGGAACCGTCACTAATTCCACTCCATTAATGGCAGGTTTTGCGGTGACACATGTTGCGAGCGGAACTACTGCGATGGTAACTTTTTGCGGACAAGTAGCGGGATCGGTAAGTGGAAACACGCAAGCGGCTATCCGCTTTGGTACTGGATCGGCGCCAGCCCAAGGGGCAAGTGTAACGGGGACATTAGTGGGAACAGTAACCGCAATAAATCAAATCGGTACCGCAGTTACAATCGGATACTCCAAAACAGCGATTATCACAGGATTAACGCCAGGCACAACATATTGGTTTGATATGCAAATTGGACAAAATGGCACAGGGTCTACGTCGCTCTCAAATAATGATTGCTCTGTTATGTCGTTTTAAAAGAGTTATATTAATATGAAAGATAAGCCTAAAAGCAGCTGCGAAAAAATAACTAATTGTCTTTATTCTTTTTGGAATTCTTCATATTGGTGTAGCAGAATTGTTTATAAAGTTGAGTTAAAAACCGAAGAAGAATGGCAAAATCAGAAAATAAAAGAAGAAGAGCAATTACAGGAAGAAAAAGCAAGATTGCTTCCATGGGGGAGCGCATAAGATGAGAAATTTATTAATTTAATCCTGTAACTATTCATTCTATGCCGATCCCATTTCCTTTTGATTTTAAAAACCCTGATTATATTCAGGTTTTTGAATGGCGACTCGAAAGATTACATAAAATCAGGAAAACTCCAAATTCAATAGATGCTTTAAAACGATTTTATCGAGATAACCCAGCTCAATTTATTACTGACTGGGGTACAACATTCGATCCGCGTAATGTTGAGCGTGGACTGCCTGCGTTAATTCCTTTCTTATTATTTCCTCGGCAAGAAGAGTGGGTGCAATGGTTTATTGACAGGTGGAAAAAACAGGAGCCAGGGTTAACAGAAAAATCTCGAGAAATGGGTTTGAGCTGGTTAACAATAGCATTGGCATCAACAGTTTGCTTATTTAATGATGGTGTTACGGTTGGCTTTGGATCGCGTAAAGAAGAATATATTGATAAAAAAGATGACCCTAAATCATTGCTTCAAAAAGCACGACAATTTATTCGTTATTTGCCAAAAGAATTCCGTGGTACATGGGATATTAGAAAACATGCCCCTTACATGAGGATAGTATTTCCTGATACTAACTCAATCATATCGGGGGAAGCGGGCGACAATATAGGCCGAGGTGCAAGAGCTAGTTTCTACATTGTCGATGAAAGTGCATGGATGCCACATCCAGATTTAATTGAAGCATCGTTATCGCAAACAACCAATTGTAGGCAGGACATATCTACTCCGCGCGGGATGAATAACCCATTCGCGCGCAAACGATTTGGCGGAAAGATTAATGTGTTTAGTTTTCGTTGGCAGGACGATCCTCGAAAAGATATTGAGTGGTACAACAAGAAGTGTCATGACATAGATGATCCTGTCGTAATTGCTCAAGAAATAGATTTGGATTATTCAGCATCTATCGAAGGTGTTTTAATTCCTGCTATTTGGGTTAACGCAGCAATTGATGCGCATATTAAATTAGGAATTACTCCATCAGGTATTAGAAATGTAGGACTTGATATCGCAGATGAGGGAAGAGACAAGAACGCATTTTGCGGCAGATATGGAATATTAATTGAGAACTTAAATGAGTGGAGCGGGAAAGGTAGTGACATTTTCTCGACTATTCAAAAATCATTTTTATTGTGCGATACTTTTGGCTACAAAGAATTATATTACGATGCGGATGGATTAGGTGCAGATGCGCGCGGCGATGCAAGAGTCATTAACGAACAACGCGTAGCAAAACTTCGAATAGATTTTTTGCCTTTTCGTGGATCGGGTGCAGTAATTGATAAAGAGGACGATCCTTTTCAAGACGAAAATAATTACGACTCTATTAAGTCTAGAACAAATGATGATTTCTTTGATAATCGTAAAGCGCAAGAGTGGTGGAGATTAAGGCAAAGATTTAAAAAAACTTATCGCTGGGTTGTTGATGGGAAAGAGTGTGATAAAGACGATATCATATCAATATCTAGTTCATTACCAGAATACAGAAAGCTTGTTATTGAATTATCACAACCAACTTACTCGCAAAATAAAGTCGGTAAAATAATAGTTGATAAATCACCAGATGGATCTAGGTCGCCAAACTTAGCCGATGCAGTAATGATCGCATTTTCTAAACCAGAAAGAGTACCTTGGGGATTCAGTAGTGATTCATACATTAGTTGATAAATTAACAAATAGATTTAGATCAAATAAAAAAGAAACTATTGTTCTTCAAAAAAAGAAACGAAAAAAATCACAATGGCCAATATTTACAACGGACGAAGATGGTAGCTTTAATCGAGCGAGGAGAATAGATCGGGCCATTGCTAAATCAATTCAAAAAGATCCACCCATCGCAGTTAATCAATCAGGTATGGCAATGGATGCAAGCCCACAAGGTAAGTTTGGATTTCAGCCTCAAAAGATAGTTCCTGACGCGCAATTTCTTTGGTATGCATCCCAAGGTTTTATTGGGTATCAAATGGCTGCGATACTCGCTCAGCATTGGCTTATCAGTAAAGCTTGTTTAATGCCTGCAAAAGATGCTATTCGAAATGGCTACAAAGTTACTGTTAATGATGGTACTGAGGTGGAAGAAGATGTCATAGATGCTATTCATAAAGCTGACGTTAAATATAATATCAATCAGCAAATGGTCCAATTTATACAAATGGGACGTGTCTTTGGAATTAGAGTTGCTGTTTTCATTATTGAAACAAATGATGTTGAAAGTTTTTATTTGAATCCATTCAATATTGATGGTGTTACGGAGGGAAGCTATAAAGGTATAACGCAGATTGATCCCTATTGGATGACACCAGAGCTTGATGGGCAGGCAGCAGGAGATCCAGCAGCACCAGATTTTTATGAGCCAACCTGGTGGCGAGTCAATGGGCTTCGAATACACCGTAGTCATTTAATAGTTTTCAGAACAGAAGAGGTTGCAGATATATTAAAGCCTAATTATATCTATGGCGGTATTCCAATACCTCAAAAGATCTATGAACGTGTTTATGCAGCGGAGCGCACGGCAAATGAAGCCCCCATGCTTGCAATGACAAAACGTTTAGATGTACTTAAGATTGATTTACCAAAAGCTGCTGCTAATCCCACTGGATTGATTGAAAGACTAAGATTTTTTGCGAGTAATCGTGACAACTATGGAACAAAGGCTATAGGAATTGAAGAGGAGCTTAATCAATTCGATACAAGTCTGTCTGATTTAGATACAGTTATCATGAGCCAACTACAGCTAGTGGCCGCGGCATCGAACGTACCAGCAACTAAACTTTTAGGTACATCGCCCAAAGGTTTTAATGCGACAGGTGAGTATGAAGAAGCCAATTATCATGAGGAGCTTGAAAGTATCCAAGCTCATGATTTAACTCCGTTCTTAGAGCGCCACCATATGCTATTAATTAAGTCAGAAATAGCACCACAATTTAATATGTCTCCATTTGCAACTACCGTTGAGTGGGAATCTCTAGACGCCATGACAGCTAAAGAAGAAGCTGATCTCAATAAAGTAAAGGCAGATACAGCATCAGTACTTTCATCTCTTGGTGCAATTGATGGTAATGATGAACGACAAAGGATAATTTCTGATCCGAAGAGCGGTTATACAGGCTTAACAGGTGATGCACCAGAACAAGAAGAAGAAAGTGATCCGGATTATGGCGACGATCCAATTGAATGATAAAAAACCCAAAAGGATTACCAAGAAAAAGGATTTATTATTACGTGGCTCACGGCTTAATTATAACGCCAGTCAACAAGCTAAATATCAGCGCGCCTTGTTATCACTAATTCGACAAATGACTAATGAGACTAAAGACGAACTCATTAAGTTATTTAAAGGCGATACAGCAGAAGAATTCATATCTCAGCAAGCACAAGCTGCCGCTCTTGATGAAAGCATTACCACTAAAGCAAAAAAAGTAATGAGTAAGCTTGCAGAAAGATTTTCAAGGTTATTTTCTCTTAAGTCAAAACAGCTTGCCTCTAATATGGTAGATGGCGCATCTGATACTAGCAAAGCAAATTTGCACTCAAGCTTAATGCAATTAACAAATGGTTTGTCATTAAGGACAGGTGTCGTTCCGAAAGGCATGAATGAAATCGCATCTGCAATCGTTGCTGAAAATGTATCTCTCATCAAAACAATTCCGTCGCAATATTTCAAAGACGTAACTGGATCAGTTATGCGATCGATTACAAATGGCGAAGGTTTAAAAACTCTTTTGCCACAAATAAAAAAATACGACGGACAAACTGAACGTCATGCAAAAAATCTTGCTTTAGATCAAACGCGTAAAGCGTATAATTCAATTAACAAGCAACGAATGCAATCGCTCGGTATAAAAAAGTTTGAATGGATTCATAGTGGAGGTGGACAAAAACCAAGAAGAAGTCACATTGCACTTGGTGGAAATATTTTTAGCTTTGATAACTTGCCAATAATAAATAAAGAACAAGTTGATCGAGGTTATGAAAGTCCAGTTATAGGTATACCAGGACAAGCAATTAATTGTCGTTGCACTATGACACCAGTACTTGATTTTGAAAATACATAAAGGGGGCTAAAATGCCTTTAAAAACAGGGTCTTCACAAGAAGTTATATCATCTAATATTGAAGAATTAATTAATTCGGGTCATGATCCAGATCAAGCAAAAGCAATTGCTTATAGCAAAGCTGCAAAGGATAGTGGCTCAAGTCGTGTGCTCGACATAAATGGTTGGGCAGAAATAAAAGATAATCCATTATCAAAGGTTGGAGTATTTCCATATCTTGGCAAACAAATTAATTCAGATCTTGATCAAGATAAAATTTATTTTGTTTATCGACCGGAAGAAGAGTTGTCAGATCAAAAAACAATTGATTCATTTAAATTGCTTCCGTGGATTGATGATCATGTCATGTTAGGTGATCCAAGTTTAGGTTTAACCCCGCCAGAAAAAAAAGGAGTACATGGAATTATTGGTGAAGATGTTCATTACGAAGATGGATACTTAAAAGGAAATTTAAAAATATTTTCTGAAAAACTTGCAGACTTAATTGAAAGCGGTAAAAATGAATTGTCTATCGGTTATCGTTGCGAGTATGATATGACCGAAGGTTCCTTCAACGGTCAACACTACGATGCAATTCAACGCAATATACGCGGTAACCATGTTGCATTAGTAAATGAAGGTCGCGCGGGTCCTGATGTAGCAGTGCTAGATCATTTTAAATTCACATTTGATAGCGGGAGAATAGTAATGCCGGATAACAAAGAAGAAACTAAAGAAACAAAAGATGAAGGTGAACAACCATTAACACTCCAATCAGTTGGCGATCAATTAAAATCACTTGCTGATTCAGTTGCAAACTTAACAACGATGTTTGGAAATAAATCCACTGCATCAGATGAAGATACAGATAAGGAAAAAGATAAAAAAGCAGAGGATGCAGAACCCGATGATTTTGTTAAGAAAGCGGATGTAACGGATGAAGATAAAGAAGACGATAAGAAAGATGATAAAAAAGACGGGATGGATTCAAAGATTAAATCATTAGCTAAAGATTTTAAAGATCTTAAATCCGACACAACTAAAATCGTTATGCGTGAGATTTCACAACGCAATGCTCTTGCTAGCGAATTAGCTAAACATGTTGGAGTTTTTGACCATGCTGAAATGACACCTGATGAAGTAGCTCAATATGGCATTAAAAAACTTGGTTTAAAGTGTAAGCGAGGTCATGAGCAATCCGTACTTGATGGTTATCTTGCAGCTTCGAAGAAAACATCACGATCTATATTTGTTCAAGATCAAAAACCAGCATCCAGTCAAATTGATAAATACTTAAATGGGGGCGCATAATGACCTTTCAATCAACAGTTTCTTTAAAGCAGGGCTTTGGTGTTCCAGGCGAATACTTTACGGATGGCCCGTTTCGTGCAGAGTCATTTATTTTAAACTCTGTCAGTGCAGCTTATAACATCATAGGCGCCACTGCATTTAGCATAGTTTCACAAGGCATTGCTCAAGCAGGTAATCCATCGAGCGGAGTATTTGCTGGTATTTTGGCAAATCCAAAAACTGCGCCATTACAGGGAGGTTCTTCTGGTACTTTATCCCCAACATTAACTCTTCCAAACAATGCTCAAGCTGACATTGTTAACATGGGGACAATGGTTGTGACACTACCAGCATCAGCTGCAATTGGAGATTATGTTGTTTTTGATAACACTACAGGTGCTTTATCAACTATTGCGCCAGGAGCATCATTACCATCAGGAAAAACATTTGCCAATGCTGTTGTAGATTACTTTACTGTAGGCGGAGCTGGATTAGCTGTAATAACTCTAACCCCAACATTAGTAATTCCACATTAGTAATTCCACAGAATAACTGGAGATAAATTAAAATGAATAATATTGCATCAAAAGTACACTCATTTCTAAGTCCCCGAAATATCAATGCTATTCGTGGGTTTGACGCTAAAGATTATCCAGATCTTTCGAGATTAGGTATTGGTTTTGGTAAAAACGTCCTTGATGAAATGATGAATAAATTTGCGATGGATGCCGTTGAACCAACAGTCACTACTGCAAGTATAGCGACCCCCATACAGTTTTTACAAAACTGGTTGCCTGGTTTTGTATTTGTCATTACCGCGGCCCGTAAGATTGATGAAATTGTCGGTATTGCAACTGTGGGTGAATGGAGTGACAAAGAAGTTGTGCAAGGAGTTTTAGAACGAGTTGGTTCATCAGTTCCGTATGGCGATTATACAAATGTTCCTCTCTCTAGTTGGAATACCAATTTTGAACGAAGAACGGTTGTGAAATTTGAAGAGGGCATGAAAGTCGGAGTTGAAGAACAAGAAACCGCTGCTCGTATGCGTGTTGACACTGCATCAATGAAACGAGAAAGTTCTGCATTAGCATTAGAAATAGTACGTAACTTAGTTGGTTTCTTCGGCTATAACAGCGGCGCTAATCGAACTTATGGATTTTTGAATGATCCAAACTTGCCAGCTTATGTAACTGTTCCAGTTGGTGTATCGACTTCCACTCTTTGGAGCTCAAAGACATTCCTTGAAATCTGTAAAGATATTCGGGGTGCAATCGTAGCTTTACGTAATCAATCACAAGATACTATTGATCCATCAACTACTAATTTAACATTAGCAGTAGCTACTAATTCAGTAGATTGGTTATCAACCACTTCTGATTTTGGTATCTCTGTGAGTGACTGGTTATCAAAAGCTTATCCGCGCATCCGCGTTGTATCTGCACCTGAATTAGATTTGGCAAATGGTGGAGCAAACGTTTTCTACTTATTTGCTGAATCTGTGAATGATGCGTCAACCGATGACGGTCGTACCTTTATCCAAGTTGTTCCACAGAAATTTAGAGTATTGGGTGTACAACAACTAGCTAAAGGATATGAAGAGGACTATTCAAATGCCACAGCTGGCATTATGTGCAAACGTCCATTTGCTGTTGTTAGACGATCTGGTATTTAATTAATCGAGGGTTATTTATTTAACCCTCTTTTCATAAAAGGTTAAAAGAATGAGTCATTACGTTTATTCAACATTATCGTCACCTGTTAGTTATGCAACTTATAAAACAGACACCAAAGATATTCCAGTTATTGAAAAAAATATCCTCATTAAAGGTGGTACGGGTGTTTCTGATAAAAATTTTGTTACCCCGAAAGGAGTCGTAACAGAAGTTACGTCCGAAGAGCTAGAGCATTTGAAAAGCAATGAGGTTTTTAAATTGCATATGCAAAATGGATTTATAACGGTTGAAGAAAAGAAGCAAAAGCCAGTTGAGAAGGTCGTTGTAAATATGAAGGATGCTGATAAATCATCTCCTATTAGACCTCAAGATTTCGTGACCGACAAAGATGGAAACAGAAGATTAGAAAGAGGTGGAATATAATTGACAGCGTTCACATTCGACGTAAATGCTTTTAGGATTAGTTTTCCGGCTTTTGCGGATGTGGGTGCCTTCCCAACGGCAACGTTACAAAGTTTTTGGGATTCAGGAGCTTACATCATAGAAAATAATGATGCCGCTCTGTTAGTTCCAGGTCCCGCTAGGCTGAGGTGCTTAAATTTAATAACAGCTCACCTGGCTGCACTGTCAGTGATTATTGCGGATGGACAAGTTCCAGGTCTTGTCCAGTCCGCAACAATCGACAAAATAACAGTTTCATTAACGCCGCCACCACTGCCTACTCAATTTCAGTGGTGGCTAAATCAAACTGCTTATGGACAGCAACTATTAGCGATCCTACAAGTTGGATCAGTTGGCGGTATCTATGCAGGTGGAAGCCCTGAGCTTTCAGCTTTTAGAAAAGTTGGAGGGTTTTTTTGAGTGTTAAACAAGTTGATGGTCCAGGAAAAAAAGAAATAGAAAACCTAATAAAGAATCTAACTGGCAAGGTCGCTAAGGTTGGTTGGTTAGATCGTTCAAAATATCCAAATGGTGTGCCGGTTGCAATGGTTGCATCCATACAGGAGTTTGGTGCTCCTTCTAAGAATATACCCCCTAGACTTGGAATGAGAGCAACAGTAGAAAATAAGAAAAAAGAATGGAGCGAGATTATTCAGAATGGAGCTAAGGCAGTTGCTAAAGGTAGCTGGAACGCTACAAATGTAATGTCAGCAGTTGGATTGAAAGCCGAAGGAGACTTTAAGAAAACAATATCAGAAGTTACAACTCCCAGGCTTAAAGATGAAACTATAGCGGCAAGGCTAAGAAAGCGCAGAGATAAAAAAACAGTGGGCGCGCTAGATAAACCATTAATAGACTCTGGTTTAATGCACAGCACTTTAACAAATTCGGTGGAAGATGAATGATACCCGGATCCAATCTTTTAAAAACGGCACTCTCTCTGATTGCACCGCAGAGCATAATTTATTACAAGGCTAATGGGCGAGCGCTTAACAATATTGGTCAGGATGTTACGACCTATGATACTGCTCTGGTTGTAAGAGGAAGCTTCCAGCCAGTCCCTAGAAGACTATATCAATCATACGGTCTAGATTTCCAAAAAAGTTATTTTACTTTTTACGCATCTGTTGATGTTATCGACTTGCAGAGGGATGTCTCAGCAGATCAGATTGCATTCAAAGGTGCTCGCTATCAATGCGAATCAGCTAATGACTGGTTTGCTATGGATGGATGGACCGGAGTTCTCTGCGCTCTTATAACAAGCCCTAATCTTGATATAGATCGACCGATCTATGGTTTTGATGAAAATAATTCTTCCAATGGTAACTTTAATTATAATAATGGTGATTTCAAATGATGGACAATGATCTCATTAGGTTATTTTTACCAATCATCAACAATGGTTTGATCGCTGATGGTTTTACTGGAGTTACTGTTAAGCAAGGTAATCAACCAACTCAGCAAGGTGTTAGTTCTTTACCAACAGTTTACTTTTATAAACTATTTGATAAGCGTTACGGATTTCTTAAGCGTGATGATGAATGGGATATGATTAACGAAGTGATGGTTCATACCGAAATACAACAATATGAAACAACATTTCAAATAAGTACTCTGGTAATTCAAAGACCTACAACACCATATCAATATACGGCATCAGATCTTGTTAATGAAGTTGCAGCAATAATGCAAAGTGACACAGCGCGAGAAACATTGTTGCAATCTGATGTAGGAATCCTTAGAGTTTCAGAAATTAGAAATCCATATTTTACAGATGATCGTGATCAGTATGAGGCATCGCCATCTTTTGACTTTACGGTTACTCATAAGCAAATTAGAGTATCAACAAGTCCAGTGGTAGAATCTTTGGAATTAGATATTTATCCGATTTAAATTTAAGGGGAAAGTTATGGCAATAGATATTAGTCAATATGTAGATATAACCTCTGGTGTTGGAGTTGGTACATTAGTTGCAGATCGTGAATTAATATTAAGAATATTTTCGATAAATCCTTTGATACCACCACAGCTACCCGCCCTGGAATTTCAAAGTGCTTCTGATGTTGGTAATTATTTTGGAACAAGCTCACAGGAATATGCTAGGGCTCTTTTTTATTTTGGTTGGGTAAGTAAAAACATTACACGTCCTAAAAAAATAAGCTTTGCTAGGTGGGTTAACACCGATGTTGCTCCTGCAATTTATGGAAATAATATTGCTCTACCTACTCTTACACAGTGGCAAGCAATTACAAACGGATCTTTTGGTCTTACAATTAGTGGAACAGCTCACACATTCACTGGGTTAGATTTCTCAGGCGCATCTTCTTTATCGGATGTTGCATCTATTATTCAGGCAGCAATTAATCTTGAAACTGGGACTATGTGGACTTCTGCAATTGTTCTATACAACTCTACGAGAGGAAGTTTTGACTTTGTAGGTGGATCAGCAATAGCGGCTACAATTTCAGTACAGGAAGGATCTACAGGAACTCATATAGCTGCGACTATGGGATGGTTAGCAGGAGTTAATCTAATTATAGCTTATGGAGCAATAGAGCAAACAATTACTCAAGCTCTTGATTCTTCATCTAATGCATCAAACAACTTCGGATCATTTATATTCATTCCAAGTTTGACTTTAGATGAAATAACGGAGGCGTCAGCTTGGAACACAAACCAAAATATTCTCTATCAATATTATGTACCTGTAGATATGAGTACTTATTCATCTTACTCAGCGGCTCTTATAAATTATTCGGGCGTTGGTTTGATTCTGTCTTTAACAAGTGGTGAATACCCAGAGCAAGCACCGTCAATGATTATGGCAGCAACTGATTACACGCAACCGAACAGCGTACAAAATTACATGTTCCAGCAATTTAATTTAACTCCTAGTGTTACTGACACTACAACATCCAGAGCATTAGACTTGGCGAGAATAAACTACTATGGGCAAACACAGCAGGCAGGACAATTATTAAGCTTCTTCCAGCGTGGCGTTTTGATGGGTCTCCCATCTTCGCCGCTAGATATGAATGTATATGCAAATGAGCAATGGCTTAAAGATGCTGCAACATCGGCGTTTATGACATTGTTATTAATACTAACAAAAGTATCTGCAAACACGCAGGGTAGAGGACAAGTTTTATCAATTCTTCAGTCAGTAATTAATCTGGCATTACTAAATGGAACTATAAGCGTAGGGAAAACATTGAGTACTTTCCAACAGCTTTATATCACAGAGTTATCTAATGATTCAAAAGCGTGGTATCAGGTTCAAAATATTGGATATTGGGTCAATTGCGTAATCAAGCAAGAAGAGTTAGTTCCAAACAGTGGCGTTCTTGAATATGTACTTGCCTATACTTTGATATACAGCAAAGACGACGATATTCGTAAGATTGCAGGTACACACGTACTAATATAATAAAGAGGAATAAATACTATGAATGACATATCAGGCAATGGTTTACGAATTAACTTAATAGCATCAGTTACATTTCCGATTGGGATTAACTTGACGCAATTTTCTGATGATTCTGATCCTTTGGATATTCCATCACTTCAGATTGCAGATTCTGCAATGGGGTTAAATGGAGATTTAATATTTTGGTCTAAGGCTAATCCGATTAAACCATCGTTAAGTGTTATTGCTGAGAGCGATGACGATATTGTTCTGTCAATTTTAATGGAAGCCAACAGAGTAGGTCGCGGGAAGTCTGGGGCAAAAGATATTCTTACTATGACCGCACTTTATCCTACAGGTCGATTCATTACCTTTATTAATGGGGTTATTACAGATGGTAATCCTGCAAATGCTGTTGCAAGCGCAGGAAGAATTAAAACAAAGCTGTATTCATTTGCCTTTGAAAACAAAATAGGTGCTTAAAGATGATAGATCCAAAGCTAATAGATCCCAAGCAGATTGAGATTGATGAGAAGCAATTCATTATCTCCAAATTTCCAGCGGTTGCAGGAAGAGAAATAATTTCTAAATATCCATTATCGGCTGTTCCTAAACTAGGAGATTATGCAGTTAATGAAGAAACAATGTTAAAGCTTATGGCTTATGTTGCTGTTGAGAAAGATGGAAGAACCATGGGGCTTTCTAATAAGGCGCTTATCGATAATCATGTTGGATCTTGGGAAACATTAGCAAAGATTGAAATGGCAATGCTGGAGTACAATTGCAGTTTTTTTCAAAACGGGCGAATCTCACGTTTCTTCGACGATATCGCCCAGAATATCCCACAATGGATTTCCAAAACGTTGATGGCTTTATCGGCGCAATCGTCGCAGGTGGAAAAGCCACATTAAACGAACTCAAGACTATTTATAGCTTAGAAGATGCGTTCGACATGTGGGAGATAATAGCAGTAACAAAATATAACGAGTATCAAGCAATTGAGCATGCTAAGAAGCAAAGGGGTAAGTAATGTCTATTATTGATACATTTTATTATCTTTTTAAAAGCGATACAACGCAGCTCAAAAAAGGAAATGAGGAAGCCAAGAAATCATCTAAAGATCTAAGTGAAAATCTAAAAGAAACCACTCAAAGCGTAGATAAACTTGGCGAGTCTTTTGTAAACATTGCAAAATCATTGACAGGTGCTGTAGCTGGGTTTTTATCATTCAAAGCCGTCTTAGATAATCTGAAGGATGCGTACGAATACTCATTGTCGTTACATGAGGCATCAGAAGCTTTAAATGTTAATGCTGAAGCTTTAGATCAGTGGGGTAGGGCAGTTCAAAAAACTGGTGGAACCACTGAAAGATTTCAAGCTTCACTTAAAGGATTAGCAGAACACCTTAATATCCGAAATCAAGATGCACTTAAACTTCTTCCCCAATTAGCCGATCTTTTTCACAAGGTTGGCAATGAGCGATCTATACGATTTGGACAAAAGATAGGATTAGATGAGCCAACTATTTTACTCTTAATGAAAGGTAGAAAAGAGTTAGAAGCAATTCTAGCTAGACAAAAAGAACTTGGCTTAGTTACAAAGAGCGATACAGAAATTTCTAAAAAGTTTAATGATGCCTGGCAGAACATGAGCTATGCGTTTCGATCGGTTTGGATAAATGTTGGAAGTACTGTATTACCTATCCTTACAAAATTAGTTGAAGGTTTTACAGTAATGGCTATCTATTTTACTGAGCATAGCGATTTAATAGTGGGTTCACTACTTGGTATAGGTGCTGCGGCTATAATTTTTGCAGCTCCTTTTGTTGCAGCAAATGCAGCGGTGATTGGTTTAACATTGGGAATTGGTTATCTTATTGGGGCTTTTGCAGTAGCCTATGATGATTTTGCAGCTTTTGAGAAAGGTAATAATTCAATAATAGGTTTATTAATTAATAAATGGCCGAATGCTACCAAGCTTCTAAAAGACTCATTTGATGATTTCTTTCAATCATTAATACCAGGATTAGGAATTTTAAAGGAGATTGTATCTCTTTCAAAAGAACTAAAATCAATATTCGCAAGTAAGAACGACTTAGTATTAAATGCTCATAAATCAATACAATTTGCATCTTCTGTCCCTTTAAATCCTCAAACATCTAATAGCATTTTTAATAATGGACTTACTAGTTCTAAAAATGTGTCGCTTAGCACAGGAAATATAACCATTAATACACAAGCAACAGATGCAGATGAAGTAAGCTCATCATTTGTTAAAGGTTTGCAATATCATTTAAGGCAGGCGACTGGAACTTTTGATGATGGGGTCGTATCCTGATGTTAAATGGTAGTTCTAATATTTTTAATACCCTATTTCCAAGTTTTGCATCGGATAGCGTTGCTGTGTTCGATCAAAATTTTAATCAACTATTCAAAAGCGCGAGAGCTATAAAAGCTACAGTTAAAGAAGAATCGAAGGTAATGGAGCATCCTATCGAAACAGGAGCTATCGTTACGGATCATAGAATCGTTCTGCCAGTAGAGATTGAATTATCACTTATACTTAATTCTTTAGATTACACAAATACTTATAAGAGCATTAGACAGTATTATTTAAATGGCACTTTACTTGTTGTTCAGACAAGAACTGGGATTTATCAAAATCAGCTTATTTCATCAATCCCACATGAGGAAAGCCCAGATCAATACAATGCTATTTCAATGGCTATTAGCCTTAAAGAAGTCCAGTTCGTAACAGCAAAGTTTTCAAAGCGAACAAAAAAACCATCAGATTCTGATACTACTGGCAGGGGAACTCAACAACCACAAACAGATATCCCTCAAAGTGGTTCTGCTGCTTATAATTTTATAGTTGGGGGCGTTCAGTGATAACGATCCAATTAAGCGCAATACCCAATCAATCGTTTTCAATAAGGCTTGATGACCATTTTTACGACATTACTATTAAATCAACTAATGGTTGCATGTCAGTAACTATAGCTAGAGACAATATTGTTATTTTAAGTAATCAGCGTGCAGTTGCTGGATTTCCTATAATTCCATATCATTATTTGGAATCTGGAAACTTTATTTTCTTAACTCAAAACGATGATTTACCTGATTACACTCAATTCGGCATAACTCAATCGTTTGTCTTTATTTCACAATCAGAACTGGATACTTTCCGTGGCAAATCAACAACAACTTGATCCAAGAATTGTACAATTAAGTGTCGAAGTTAACGGAAAAACTAAAACATATGATGGTTTGGCTATTAAGGCATCTGGAACTAAATACGCTAACCCTAATATGAATGAAGCTGAAATCACGATCTATAACTTAGATAAAACAACGCAGGATTATATATTAACTGAAACATCTCCTTATAACCTTAACAGGACTCCAAAAAATGTAAATCTATCTGCCGGAAGAGAATCTTACGGTAAATCTCTTATTTACACGGGTAATATTGTTGCGTCTATTCCGTCTCAGCCTCCAGATATTGGCGTTACTCTAAAGTGTTTAACTGGGTATTTTGCAAATGGTCAGATTATAACAAGAGGGATGGGTGGAACTGTTCCATTATCATTTCTCTCAAAACAAATAGCAGCAGATTTAAAAAACACTCTTATCTTTCAAACACAAGATAAAAATATAGCAAATTACGCTTATACAGGATCTCAATTTAAAGAGCTTGAACACTTGGCATCAGTTGGAAATATAAATGTCTTTGCAGACAATGCTGCAATGATTGTTAAAACTATCGGTCTGCCGCTTACCAATACTGTTCGATTATTGGATTTAGATAGCGGAATGATTGGAATACCTGAGATCACAGAACAGGGCATGAAAGTTAAGTTTCTGCTTGATAATAAAACAACTCTAGGGGGTGGCCTCCAGGTAAAAAGTACTATTTATCCTGCGGCTAATGGTAGTTATGTGATTTATAAACTTGGATTTGAAATAGCTAATCGTGACACGCCATTTTATTGGATCGCTGAAGGAATTAGAAACCTATGACTTATAATACACCGTCCATTGATCCCGCTGATCTTGGCAGTCTAACAGGCGCTTTTAGATTTATTGTCAATAAAATACTACAGGGTGTTAGTGGAAGATTGCCGGCTCAGGTAATAGCATTTGATAGAAACGCAAATCGAGTACGAGTTCAACCCCTTATTAAGGTGATCACGACAGACGGTACAGAGGTTTCACGCGCTCAAATAGCAAGTGTACCTGTTTGTCAAATAGGAGGCGGTGGTGTTGTTCTTAACTTTAATTTAAATCCTGGTGACCTTGGATGGATTGAAGCAAATGATCGTGATATATCATTGTTTCTGCAATCATATGCAGAATCAAAACCAAACACAAATAGAAAATTTAGTTTCTCTGATGGAGTTTTCGTCCCAAATATCATGCACAACTTCACAATTAATTCAGAAGACGATGAAAATTGTGTTTTGCAAAATCTTAGTGGTACAGTACGCATTGCAATCTGGTCTGATAAAATAAAGATAACAGCACCAAGTGGTTTAAAAGTTTCTGGCGGAATTGTAGTAGACAATAACGGTATGAATATCACAGGTGATGTTCATGTGAGCGGAAACATTACAGCATCGGGAGATATTACGCCACATATACCACCATAAGAGAATTAACTTAATGGCACAAACTCTTGCAACAATTAATAGCGATTTATATCTAGATAAATTTGGAAACATCGCAATTAAGCGTGATCTTGAATCTGTTATTCAGAGCTGTGAAGAAGTTGCAAAAACTCGTTTAGGTGAAATGGTTTTAAATTTAGATGGTGGTATCCCATTCTTTGAAACTATATTTAATGGAGTACCTAATCAAGTTCAATTTGATTCTGCTATTAGAAGTGCTTTATTACAAGAAGATGGTGTTTTGGAAGTTGTATCTCTTGTGACATCTGTTAGTAACTTCACGCTAAACTATAACGCAATAATAAGAACAATATATGGAGTTGGAATAATAAGCGGTGAGATAAATGGCTAATTATCAATATATTAATGACACAGGCACAATTGTTCCTGATACAAGTGAAATTCAATCTGGTATACAGCAAGAGTATAGAAATGCTTTTGGTCAGGATTTGAATGTTGATCCACAAACACCACAAGGATTGCTAATAACAGCAGAAACTATAGCGAGAAGCGAGGTTGTTAGTAATAATGCTGCTCTTGCAAATCAAATAAATCCGAATATAGCTGGAGGAATTTTCCTTGATGCTATATTAGCTTTAACAGGTGCGCAGCGTAACCCAGAAATTAAAACACTTGTATCTGGTTGTGTTCTGCAGGGATTAATTGGGACTTCTATACCAGCAGGCGTACAAGCAAAAAATGTAGATACTGGTGATATCTATGAATCACTAAATACAGTAACTTTAAGTGGTTCTCCCCCTCAAGCAATAGTGGATTTTAGATCAATAATTCCAGGTCCGCTGACTATCGCCATTAATAAACTAACTCAGATAGTAACACCAGTGCTTGGCTGGGATACTATTAATAATCCAATCGCAGGTGTGCCAGGCTCTGAACAGCAATCAGATGCATCTGCCAGATCTTTACGAAAAGTTACTTTAGCATCCCAGGGATCATCATTAGCCGGTGCCATTATATCTGCCTTGTTTCAAGTAGAAGGAGTATCAAGTTTATCGTTCAGAGAAAATGTTACTGATTCCACAATTGTTATCGATGGAGTAACACTTGTTCCTCACTCAATGTACGCATGCGTGGAAGGCGGATCAGAGGTAGATGTAGCAACAGCAATATTAAGCAAAAAAAGTGGCGGATGTAATTACAATGGGACTGTAACATTTGGTGTTGTTGAGCAATATAGCGGACAAATATTCGATGTTAAATTTGATAGACCTGCTGAAGTCGATATCTTGATTAAAGTAACTTATAGACTTGAAGGATCAGTAGAAGATCCTGAAGACTCTATAAGAAATGCTATTTTAGTTTATACGAGTGGTCAACTTGAAGGTTTCCGAGGTTTCATTGTTGGAGAAAATGTGTCAGCGTTTGAAATAGCGGGTGCTATCACTTGTCAAATACCAGGTATTTATATAAAGGAAGTACAAACCGCTATTAATAGCGGATCACCAGTATTTAGCACAGATGAAATCCCAATTTTAATATCACAGATAGCATTCACAGAAGATTCGATGATTACGGTGTTACCTGCATGAATATAGAAGAATTTGATAATTCTATTACACTTCTAGATGCCATTTTATGGCAGTACAATAATTCAACAAGAATACAATCATTATTAAAATCAAAGGATAATTGGTATTTTAATTACCATGATACATTTTGGACTATGTGGTATTTGAATGTTTTTAATTTAATTACCGCTGATTCTTTTGGATTGGCAGTTTGGTCAATCATATTACAAATACCTTTATTTATTAATCCAAGCCCAGATGATGGAAAACCATTATTTGGTTTTAATGAATTAGTAACATTTCCAACATATATAAATGATTATACAAATTTTAATAATGGTAATTTTTCAAGTCAGAGCAGCATATCTCCTCGTTTGACTATTGAGGAGCAAAGACTTGTATTGCGCTTACGTTACTATCAGCTTATATCTAGAGGGGCAGCACCAGAAGTAAATAAATTTCTAAGCGTTTTATTTGCTGATTTTGGTCCAGCTTATATGCTAGATGGACTAGATATGAGCATAACATACATTTTTGATTTTAAATTGTCTTACAGCTTACGTTTTATTTTAGAGAAATTTGATCTTTTGCCAAGACCTGCTGGTGTAAAAATAAAATATATAATTGTAACCAATCAAATCTTTGGTTTTAACGAAGTAACAGAATTTCCTAGTTACATTAATGTTTATAATAATTTTAATAACAGTAATTTCATTCCAGAATTTTCGTAATAATAATAGGGGAGTTTACAATGCCAAAATATTTTTTAAACGCTTTTGCTGTAGATGGAGATATAACTGCAATTCCTGACGCCGCTCAAATAAGCGGCAGCGTTAGTTATGATCAAGGATGGACTATTGATTATCAAAAAGATTTATTAACAGATCCAACTGCCAAACCAATTCCAAGAGATCAAATGAACCAGCTTTTTTTTGATATAACAAACAATTTAAAATATTTACAAGAACATGGTGTCCCTGAATTTATTACAACAACAGACCACGGTGGAACCCCCTTCCCGTATGCTAAGTATGCTTTTGTTAGATATGATAGCAGCGGTGTTGGAACTAATTATAAAATTTATCAATCACTTATAGATAGTAATACAAACTTACCAACAGACGCTGCTCACTGGAGAGTAATAGACCCAAACTCTGAATCTATTCCTACTGGAGCTATAATAGATTTTGGTATGGCTGTTGCTCCTGCAGGTTTTGTGTTGTGTGACGGATCTGCAATTAGCAGAACGACCTTCGCTACTTTGTTCGCTACAATCGGAATCACTTGGGGAGCTGGTGATGGATCTACAACTTTTAATGTGCCGACTCTTGCACGTAGAACAAGAATTGGATCGGGTGGTACGCCAAGCGGAATAATATCAAATACAGTCGGAAGTTTAGGTGGTGCAGAGACTCACTTACAAACTATTGCTGAAATGCCGTCTCATAATCACCCGCCAGCTCCTGGCATGGGTCCATTTCTTTATGATAGTGGAGCAGGTGGAGTTGGCGTTAACAGTGGTAGTGATACGGATAGGACTCATTCAATAACTGGGGATACTGGTGGAGGAACTCCATTTAATATTATGCAACCAGCAGCCGTTGTTTATGCATGTATTAAGACTTAATTTAATAAATAGCACTAATTATATAGGAGGAGTTTGTTATTAAAGATTATGTTTTGATAAGATGAACGTATAATTAGTTGGTATTAGACCTAAAACATAACCATGCATTTCGCTAGTAGAATCAAAAATAATCTTTCTGGGATGTGAAGAATTTGCTGGAATATAGGTAACAACCCCTAAAACTAAATCTTGTTCTCCTGGCATTGAGAGTAATATGTCAGCGTTGCCTGCATGTAGTTGACCGCAGTCTACTGGTGGCAATACATTTTCTCCAGGGTGAGTAATTGTGGCAACTATTTTTCCAGATCCTTGGCACACAAACTTAACGATAGATTTAACTGGAACCCCAGGTTCATTCAAAAACATACCGTTTTGATCATCGCACAACGCAGATGCAGAAAACACTAGAAAAACAGCTGAAATTATGATTCTATTGATGATCATGCTCTCTCCGTTTCAGCCCAGTATTTGAGCGGATTTATTATTTTTTAAACGTATCTATATGCGATTTTAATTATGATTAGCAGTGTAAGTTATCAGATGATTTAAAGCAAGGGGTTTATGAGCAGTTTTGATGAAGCAGTAAATGTTGTATTAGCGAACGAAGGTCACTATACCAATAACCCTACAGATCCTGGCGGTGCCACGAATTATGGTATCTCTCTTAGATACTTAAAAGATATTGGCTCCATAGGTGATTTTGATCACGACGGGGATGTTAGCGTTGATGATATTAAAAAAATGACAGTTATAGAAGCGAGAAATCTTTATAAAAAATATTGGTGGGATAAGTATAGATTTGATCGCATTGTCAAACAATCAATAGCCACAAAGCTATTCGACATAGCTATAAATACTGGTGTGCCTCAAGCAGTAAAACTTATCCAAAGATCGATGTGGCCAATTTACGGGTATAGATCAATTCTAGATGACGGTATTTTGGGAGATATTACAGTGCAAAAAATCAATGCCGCCCCGGATGATATTTTGATGGCGTCCTTTAGAAGTAGCATTGCCGGATTTTATAGAGAGCTTGTCGCAGGCAATAAAAGTCTAAGTCAATTCCTAAATGGATGGTTAAACAGGACCTACTCATGAAAGAAGAAAAAATGAGCCGCTGGATTACAATTATTGTGGCCTTGTTAACAATCGCCATACCCATTATTTGCTATATATATTCTCTTGATAAAACTCAGTCAGTAATGGGAGATCAGCTAATCTCACAGGAAAAAGAAATCCAGGATATAAAGAGAGAGCAAGAAAGCAAATTTAATCGTATCGACAATAAGCTCGATGATTTAAGCATGAATATGAAGAACATCAGCATTTCATTAACTAAAATATCAACTTATATAGATATAAAGTTAGGAAAGGATGACAGAGAAAATGTTTAAAAATATTGAATTTGGTTTCAAATGTTATAAAAAACTAACACCTTTTAAAATTAAGTTTTTTTGTCATTGTGTTTTAGTAGCATGTTTAGCCGCAGCAAGCTCTTTGTATGGCTTACTGCAATATTGCCCTAAATGTTGTGTGGCTCTTGGATTTGTTGGAGTTGGAGCTACATTATTCCAAGAGCTATTTGCGGAGAAAGATAAAGATGATAGACCAAATTAAATTTTATGGCCTAATAGTATTAGCATTGTTAGTAGTAGGATTCTGTGTTGGTCGTGAGGTATATATCCTAGAGCTTGAAAAGGATAATATTAATTTAACTAAACAGATAGATGATTTACATGTTTTAGTAAATAAGTCAAATACTAATGTCCAGCTATTGAAAGATCAGTCAAATGCACGCTTAAAAAAAATCATTTCTTTAGAAAGCATAGTTGCTCAAAAAATTGTTAAGTCTAATGAAGAGGTTAGTACTCTAAAAGCTATTGAATTTCCAAAAGATTGCGAATTAGGGAGAGGGCTAGCGATAGACCTCATGCCAAAAATAACATCAGGGTATGCAGGTGGTTAAATGAGAATAATTATAATCATTGGTTTAATTATATTATCTTTATTATTGATGGGGTGCTCAACTGCTAAGCCAATTGAAGTTGATGTGCCCATACCTATAAATGAACCAGAGCAAAAGTTACCGCCAAAACCTCATTTGCCTATTCAAGATTTAACTAAGAGCAGTACGTCAGCCCAAACGTGGAAAGCTTATGTTATGACTGTTAAGGTTCTTGTTGATCATGTGAATGAGTGTCATGAACAGATTGAGGGAGATCTTTGAGGTATTTTTTTAAACATTCTCCGCAGAATAGTTTTAAATAGTTTTAGAACTCTTATATTTTCGCATTGATGTCCTCGATTGTTACAATATTATTTTCTATCAAATAAACTAGTAATTTGGCTCTGCTATTGACTTCATTATCTCGGGTAACTTCTGAATCTGGTATTACTATATTACTTGAATCAAGTTTTCCTATTTCATACATGGAACAAAACTCATCGTTTATTTTGAATAAGTTTATTGCGAGTCTTAAAAGTTCTCCCGTTGGATTTATATCGTAGCAAGAAGGTATAATTATATTTGATGGGAGTACAATTCCAAGCTCCCCGGCGGTGAATGCTGCAATAACTTTATCTTTAAATTGTGGAGCATGTTCTAAGAATTCCCATCCAGTTTCATCTCGTTGAGTTAAATACCAATCATTATCATCTGGTTTTTGCCAGCAAAATATTGCTCTCTGTTTTATTCCTAATTCTTTCAGTTTCTTCGACAATTCCAGCGACGTGCATAGTTGTTCTAGGTTCATATTAGCGCTTAGTTATAATAGGTGGATTGTGCATTTTGCGTGACTTATATTCATAAATGGCTTCCTTATCATATAAGATACACACATTAAATTCTGTGCTTAAAATAACGTGAAAATTTGGCCCATAGTCTTTATGATGTTTGTTATCAACTTTAAAAGTTAAAAATTGTTTTATGTACCCATTTTTTTCTAGAAGATCTAAATAATCGTTTAAAATATCAATTATAAATTTTCCGTTTGTTTTTAAAATATCAGATTCTATTTTCTCTGGCAGGCCCAATGAATTTAATTCTTGTGCTAATGGATTGAGCTGTTCTATGTTCATGATTTATCTTCTTCTCATGTTAGGATTCGATGTGGTAATTTTTTTCATGATTCAATCTCCGCAAGTTCACTTTTAATTGGCGCATCGGGTAATGGCATCCAATGCGTGATTTCTTGTCCAAAAAATTGTCCTGGCCCGAATTCATGCCACTTATAAGGAAGCTTATTGTTATCTTCAACTTTACTTCTTACTAGTTTCACAACAATAAAGTTAACATGATCTTGGTCGTCTTCGTCTGTCCAGTTATCATCGCCATAATATCCAAGTACATATTTCTTTTCAGGTGGAAGACGTTTACTGCATTCAATGATTGTGCCAATGGTTTTTATATCTGGATAACGCTGTAGTAAATCGTCTCTATGACTTTCAAAAGAGGCGTTTTCTTTCCTGATATCTTCTATAGCCTGATCTATGAATTCCTTAAATGAAATGTTTTGAAGTTCAATCATCATTCAATCTCCGCAAGTTTATATTTATTCAAATGAACGGCTCGCTTAAAGATCCAATTATTATTCGCTCTTTATCCCACAAGCCGCTAACATAATGTATGTACCAACCAATCCGCTTATCAAAACAGTCTTTTAAATTCTTGTGTGATTCAATTTTTATATCGGTATACTTTCGACTAGGATCTTTATCTCCATTGATTACTTGCTCTAATTCATCAATGCTTTTAACAATAATTGTCGTGGCTAAACATTCATTTAACATTTCACTGCATTTCCGCATAAATAATGGCATCATTCAATCTCCGTAAGTTTATACTTAAGTAATTCGATCGTATCCTTCGGCGCATTCCTAAAGCTAACGCTGTCTTCGTTCGCCAACCAGTGCTCGACGGTGCTAATCGAACGATCTAAGACCTTTGCTAGCTGAGCGTTGGTTAGCTTGTGCTTTTCTTTAAGCTGTCTTAGTTCTTGGTTTGTTGTTAATTTTTTAATTGCCATTTTTTATAAGCGGTTGTTTGCACGTGATCTCTCCCCATCAAATTTTAATGATGGAAGTAGGGTTATCCCAGTCGCATGCGCTATCAAGTTCGCCGCCTTGATCCATATAGTCTTTATTGACAGCCCAATTTACTTGATACTCATTACCATCTGCATCTGCCGCATTAGCTTGGCAAATTGGGCGCTCATTTGTGCCTGCTAAATAAGCCTCCTGTGTTAAAGTAATCTGTGTATTGTTGTGATTAATGGTTAACATGTTATATCCCCTTGTTCATTTTATATATATTGGCTCAATTGCTATTGTGGATATAGTATACCCGCCATTGGCGGGAAGTGTCAAGCGTGGATTTAGAGTATTTCGGCATAAAAAACCCGCCAGAGTTGCGCATCGTTGAGAGGCTTGGCGGGTAATTGATTCAAGGGCTGAAATGCTAGAGCATAACTCTTATGCTTCCAAAAAAAGATGAATAATGCCAATGAGGCGGGTTTTCATCTTTTCTTTATTAGCTTTACTAAGCCTAAGCAACTTTAGTATAGCAAATTACTGTCTCCTCAAAAAGTAGCATGTAATTAATAAAGTTTCCTTTTGGTGGAAAGCCTAGGAATCGAATTTCACGGGTAAGTTCACACATTTCACAAAGTGAAACTAGCCGTGAATGTGAAATGCTACCATGGTGGGACCAGGGGGATTTGAACCCAAACCAACCAACGCATTATGAGTGCGCTGCTCTAACCGTTGAGCTATGGTCCCGTTAATAATTAATATACTCATCGCCGTTATTTCTGCGCCTACCGGAAATTGGGTGTCTATGCCAGCCATCAGGTTCGCCATATCCATTCCATGCATCTAAAGCAGCTTTTGCTTGATCATACGTGCTGTAACACCAGCGATCCTCATAGCCGCATTGGTCTCCAATTTGACCAACAATAATTGCGTGAGTAAAAGCAAATCTAAAAATGGCGGCATATCGTTTAATATCCAGCATACGGATATCTGTATAACCCTGTTCTTTCAGAAATTTATAAAAATCTGAAAGTTCCTTTTGCTTTGCCTCAATATTCATATTCCCATACCCTATAAAAAATAAACTACAAATAGGCCCAAAATAGCCCCAATTACATAAAAGCAATTAGACAATTTATTTATAAAACGTTGGTATTATTAGGTTTTAGATGTATTTTGATATGGTCGGGGTGAGAGGATTTGAACCTCCGGCAATGATAATATCAAATACAACCATAGACAACCACAAACAACAAAATCCTAATTTAATACCTTGTTTTATAGCCTATTATTATTGTCTGACGTTTTCTTTCATTGTCTGTTGATTCCCCCATTTTTGCCCCTTTTTACTATTCTTTAAGTTTTTAAGGCCCAATTAAGCCCCTTTTTTACCTAGATATTCTGCCCAATTATAGGACAATTTATACCCAGTAGTTTCTGATGGATCTGGAATCCATTTTCCATACCTTTTGATAATCATTTGTATATTTATATGTCCCATCTGTTTTGCAACCCACATAATATTTTCACCCATGGAGAGGAGCATACTAGCAAAGGTATGGCGCGTCTGGTATGGATTTCTGTACCGTAAGCCAGATCTTTTGATAATCCTTAGCCAAATCTTCCCAAGCTGTCTATCGCTGGAGTATTGCTTGCCAGTAGTTGGGTGTTTGAATATAAGCCCCTTTCCTTTAGTATATTTCTTTTGATTATCTAAAGCTTCTAATGCTTGAGGTAGTAGCATAATCTCTCTTTCTCCTGAAATGGTTTTTGTATCTTTAAGTTTCTTCGTCACAAAAGCCTTGTTTATGCTTATCGTGCCTTTTCTCCAGTCAATGTCGCTCCACTCAAGCACAATTTGCTCAGAAGGCCGAGCACCCGTAAAAAATGCAAATTGCCAATAATTTCGTTCTTCATCCTTGCATGCATCTAAAAAAGTTTTTATTTCAATCTTATCAAATGGGTCCGCTATAAATTTGTTTTCCCTTGATTCTTTGGTCATGACCTTTTTTAAAATTACTTTGTCTAAAGGGTTCTGATCAATTTTTTCATCCGTTATTGCCTGGTCCAATGCAGAGCGTAGCGGTATTAAAATATTGGTCGCTGTTTTAATTTTAATATTTAAATTTTTCAGCCAGCTTCTAATATGAATTGGTTTTAAATCCCTCAGTTGTTTATCTCCAAATTCAGGAATTAGATAGGTTTCACAGTCCCTTCGATATTTATCAAAAGTGCTATGTTCAATTGTTTTTTCTATATCACCCAGCCATTCCCGGATCATTTGTTTTACAGTCATTTGACTATTGCTAAATCCAAAAAGTTTGGCTCTTTTTGAATTTGGAAAGTAACTAAAATAATTAAATGTTCCTTTCTCTATATTGTTCAGCATTTCTGCGCGCAACCGTTCAGAGAATTTAATATTCTGATTGGTAGCTTCAAGTTTCAATGTTTCACGACATTTAACACCTTTATAAGCAAAGCTAACACGGATAGAAGTTTTACCATTATTTAAATGTCTTATTTCTATCCCTGGCGGCAATGTTCTAGAATCGACTTTGATCCGTGTTCTACCCATCTATCAACCTCATCAGTGTTAACCCATAGTTTTTTATCGGGTGCAATTCTGCATTGAATCTCGTCAATCCATACCCCTTTCTTTCTTCTTTGGTGAACAGCATCTTCGCTATCCCCAGATATTTCACAATATTTTTTAAGTCTTACCCACTTCATAAATCACCTCAGTTATCTAAAACTTTAAGCCGACCATATTTATCTAAATCAAAACCGAATTCTTTGCTGATACCGTCATAGCGGTATAGATGCCCATCGTCTTTTCTGATTGCAAACAGATCGGAGTTTTCGATCTTTGTTCCATTCTCGTCAACTAAATAAAATCCAAACCATTCACCATTGCTGCAATCGGTCGCCGCAATAAAGAGTCGCTTAGAGATGTTTTGATTTTTCCAAACCTGCAGATCAATTACACTCATCATTATGATCCTCAATTTCTTTTAAGATATCTTTTAATTCTTCTCGAGTTGCAACAAGTGCTGCTTCCTTTTTACAATAGGCAATTGTAATGGCTCTGTTTAAAATTTCATTAATCAATTCACCGCAAGCACTTGCTATACATTCGCATAAAAACCTATTTACAGTTCTTCTTGCGTTGCCACAATCATCTATGCTTTCAAATATGAAATATACTACATGGCTATTCTCAAGCACCGAACAATTAATTTTCCCTTTAATTTTTTTATTCTTAATCTGATCTATTATTTGTTTTATTTCATTGGCATTATTTTTTGATTCTCTATAAGCATTAATCTTTGACATTGCTCCCCCCGCATTTTGGTTCTGAAATATCTTTAATGCTTTTTGAAACTTCTAATATTTCTTCTCCAATGCTATAAATTTCCTGTTGTAATTCTTCTTGTTTTTTAATTAAACAGTGACGCTTTAGGTGAAAATCGTTTAGTTTGTTTTCATTATCTGACATAGTTATCTCCCCCTTTTATCATTCTTTAAAAACCAATTGATAAATGTTTTTGCGCCACCACTATATGTTTTATTATTGCTTCTCCATCTACCAGTATGAGGATAAAAATCAGCTTTTATGTTATTTCTAAATAACAGTACAGTTCCTTTATCAACAAATGTTAAGCTGCTTTTTATTATTTCCTCTTTATTTTTTTCAAACCACGCAGCATGACGTTCTTTGCGAGCTTGAGTCAATGCTAAGAAATCATCTCTCATGTCTCCCATTTACTATCTCCCACACCAAGGCCAGCAGCCTTTAGATTTCTCTTTAGGATAATCATACTGCTTAGCATCAGGATGAACTTGCTTTGCGACAATATGATTAATGCTAGACACGCTTGTTTCAAGCTGTTGAGCTTGAGACGGTTTAGGTTTAAAAAACACAGTCTTTGGTTTTTGTTCTTTTTTCTTAAACATTTCTCACCGCCTTTATTAACCATTTTGATAATAAAAACATTAAAATCATCAGAGTTATAAAAAATAAAAATATAGATATAAACATACTCCATATTGGCATTAATTTTATTGCTGCCAAAAATGGTGTAACCATGAGTTGGCTGCAAATTACTATAGCTATGATTAATGAAATAATAATGATAATTTGAATCATTGCGTTTTATCCATTTTCTCTGCTTGGATCTTTAAAAAAATTTCTTCCCGATGAACGCTAACTTCTTTTGGTGCGTTAATACCAAATCTAATTTGATGGCCCTTAATCGATAAAACAGTAATGGTTACGTCTTCACCGATTACTAGTGTCTCTCCCACGCGACGGGTTAAAATAAGAATAAGTCACCTCCTATGTTGTAAAAATTATTAATGCAAACATTATTACTGCCATTGCGAGAACTGCTAAAATAATTGTGAACTCTTTATTGTCCATTTTATTTTTTACCGTCCATTTCATCCAGAAAATCTTGGTTAGGATTTGGTTCAAGTTTTTTATTTAATTGCGATGATTTAGATTTGGAAACTTCGCTAGAAACTGCGCCAAAATCAAAAAAGTTTTCGCGCGATGCAACACCATCTCTTATTGATTTGTAGACAGCGCGTAAAGTTACCATTTCAGTTTCAATGACGGCATCGAGCTTATGACCCAGTCTTTTTTCAAGATGCTCAATTTTGACTCCAAGTTCGTCGAAAAGTATAATTAGCTTCCTTACTCTTTCAGATAACGGTTCTGTACCAGAGGCAAGTGTTTGCTTACACTTCTCTACAGCAGCTTCAGTAATATCACCTGGAATTATTGCTAAAATGCATGACCTTTTCCTGCGGGCACCTTGATTAGCAACTAACTCATAAATATCCCTTTCATCTGTAATGGCATATCCATCACCATCTTTTAAATTTCTCCAGTGTGTTACGCTAAATTTGATTTCGCTCATGGTATTTGTTTCCAGATCCCAGGCGAAAGCTCTTACTTGAGACACAACCTTTCCCATTATTATTTCTCTGCTAATCTCTTCAATTCCTGAATAAATATTTCCCCAGTTTTGTTGAATTACTTCGGCTAATCTTATTGATGGTCCAGTTACAATATTCTTGCCTCTAGGAAATGCATATGTCGATTGCTCAGCTAGAAAAGGTCTTTCACAAGCCTTTATAATTTTCGCGTAAGCCAGGTTTTCATCTCTCGGGAATTTTTTTGCCACCAATAGGCTAGCTTGCACCTGCTGTATTACTTTGGCTTGCTCTATTTGCACACCGCTGCTAGGTACAATGATAGGTTGATCATCAAATCCGTTTTTATTTTGTGTTATTAGCTCTGGCATTGATACACCTCAATTAGTTTGTAAAAAGTTGATTCTTTCTGAAAATTTCTAAAGAAAAGTGGTAACACAGTTTCTCTGTCTACTGACCAGTGATTTATTTCTATGCATCTTTTAAATACTCTTAGTGCATCTTTGTACTCACTTCTCCCGAGATCTATTGCTTCTTCCTCTAATCTGTAGATATATGGTTTATAAGGAGCGTTATTTTGTATTGCGATAAAAATAAAATCGTCCGGCGCCTTACCTGTTAATGCTCTAATTGCATCAACTTGCATTGCAGCTTGTATGTGATAGTTGCCATCTTTAACCGCTTTATGAAAAGATGCCGGTGTCGAATCAGATGTAGTTTTAAGATCTCCTACAATATTAAGTTCTTTGTTCCAGATATCCGGTCTAGATTTGCATAACAATCCAAGCTCTGAGTCAACCCAATATAAGGACTTTTCCACATGAGCTTTATTTAATATCTGTGCTACTTTTCGATGTGACAAAGCTGCATTGGCCATTTTTTCGGCTTTTTCAAAATCTTCTTTTGTAATTATCTGCTTGCCTCTACTGGATTCATAAAAACTAGCCTTATGTTCACGGGCAATCTTAGTATTAGGGTGCTCATCTGATTTAATAAAAATAGCAAACTCTTGATCAAAATTATGTGGCTCCAGGACGAGAGTATGTACAGCGCTACCAAGAATCATTGCGGCAGTAGGATCTTGCTTCTCACGATCAGGCATTAAATATTTTTCCCAGTAGTGCAGAGGAGATTTTTGCATCTCAGAAATAGCACTCCTGCTTATGCCTTCACTCGCGTGATATTCAGCATTGCTTATGTCGTAGATTCCAGGTTCCATTTAAAGGATTACCTCAACATTTGCTAGGGTGCTATTTTTAATATGTGCAAGTAAGCTTTTCTCAAGAGACATTAATGACAATTTCTTTTTCTTTATTTTTTTAAAGTTTAATTTTTCCTTTGGCTTTATAAAGTCTTTTATAATTTGCATTGTCTATTCTCCTTATTAATATAGTTAAAATTTAAGCTACTAATTCTTCGTAATTATCTTTTTTCGCCTCTTCAATTATTTGGCGCCTATGCTCTAAGAGTTCATTGATAATGTCTGCAAACGCACTCGCTGACCGTCGCTCAAATTCTTCAGTAAAGTATTTTCGCTCGCTTTTGTCTCTTTGCTCCGACCTGCTGAAAATCAAGTCAAGGATGCGTGAGATGACCCCGCGTACATAACTTGGCTCAAGATCGTCAATGTCATTAAGCCCTAACATGACCAGGTCATCTGCGTAGCTATTTAGAGCGTCTTGAGATTTCTTTTTTTCGCTTTGCATAAATCCCCCTATAAATTGGCGGCGAGCTGAGAGGCTTGGTAGCCATCCAGACAAAATGTTCCCATCAATCCCAGCTCACCATAAACGGGGCGAACATCGCTTGCCCCGATCCTCACCACCTACGAATTTGAATATTTAGTGAGGATGGGGAAATAATACAGGCAATACCTGTTTATTGTCAACAGGCACAACTTGTTTTAAATCAAATATTTTTTGAGGTACGCTTACGAAAGTTAAATATGAGGTTTTTTTATGAAAAAAGTAATTCTAGGTGTTTTCTTTTCAATATTTTCACTGGCGTCATTTGCTTCGACATTCACTAATGCGCCTTATACCGTTTGTTTTACGCCTGGCGGGATGTGTACAGATGAGATAGTTTCGACAATTGGCGGTGCAAAAAAATCTATACTCGTGCAAGCCTACTCATTTACTTCTGCGCCCGTTGCTAAAGCCTTAGTTGATGCTAAAAAAAGAGGAGTTGATGTCCGCGTAATTCTCGATAAAAGCCAGAAAAAACAGCGTTATTCTTCCTCTACATTTTTAGTTAATGAAGGCATTCCGACTTGGATCGATAGCAAGGTGGCAATTGCCCACAATAAGGTCATGGTTATTGATGGAGAGACAGTCATAACTGGATCCTTTAACTTTACTAAAGCTGCACAACAAAGAAATGCTGAAAATCTACTTATTATTCGAGATGCTAATCTTGCAAAGATATATTCAAAAAATTGGGATGATAGGGAAGGGGTATCTTATAAGATTGGTTAG